ATTTAGGCACCCTGTCCGCTGGCAGGAAGAGGGTGCGGTGGAGCGTCTAGGCGGCAAGCGCCTTGCTGGTTTTCATCCCGTTGTGCCCGACAACGGGTACATTAATTTCTTAGCAGCCATTAACAAGCGCTGCAATTACTATGATGCTGGTCTTGCATCAAAACATGTTATCAGATCATCCATAAAACTGATAAACTTGATCTCCGCTGACATGCTTCCAGAATTCCATTGGAGCGAGGATCTCTTTGAGCGTTGGGCTTCGCGTTTCGGCGATGAAAAGCGAGCCCGCATGGAAAGTGCGCTCAAAGACCTAAGCCCCACCACTCTTGCCCAGTACTCTGGCAAGGACCTCATGGTCAAGGTGGAAGCGCTGTTGGTTACTCACAAGCCGAACTGGGCACCCCGCGTCATATACAAAGGCTCTGATTTGTATAATGTAGTTTCCGGTCCTATGTACTGGGAACTCATGCACCGACTTGACGCGGCTGCCGAGGCTAGTGACTCACCACACAAAGTGAAGTTCGCTTATGGGCGCACACCCGAACAATATGTGCCTTTCCTTGAAGCCGGTTCCGGCGATTACTTGGAGTCGGATTTCTCAGCCAATGACAAGAAACAATGTCAGGATGTCAAGCGGCTAGAAATCATGTTGATGCGCAGGCTAGGTTGCCCTGAGTGGTTCGTCCGCTTGGAGCAACGCTCTAACTCTTACCGGGTTGGTAATTTCAGGCACGGTTTTCAGGCCGACCTGGATTTCCAACTTGCTACCGGCGCAACCGACACGACTTTTCGTAATTGTTTTTGGAATTGGTGTATTCTTTATTCTTTTCTTTTGCGCGAGAAAGCGCCCAGTTCTAGGAGCACTATATTAGGTGATGATATAGTTGCGAGGATACCCGGACTGAAACGCATGGCCGCCAAAAGGTATGCGAGGATGGCAGAGGACGCAAGGATGGAAGCCAAGGTTTCACGACATGGGCTTCTGTTAGATTGCTCCTTTTTGTCAAAGGTGTTCGTTCCATTGGACAGCGGTCATCATTCTATGATGCCGTTGCCCGGCAAAGCGCTTGGCCGGTTTAACACCCGTGCCAATCGTAACGACGCTGTTACTGACAACTGCTACTTCGCTGCCAAGTCAATTGGCTATGCGTACGAATTTCGATTCTGCCCCTCCTTGAGGGACATCTTTCTCGACCGATTTCTTCACCATGCCCCGCTAGTCGAGGCTGAAAAGCATAAGTTCCGTTTCCTTGACTCAGCGATGAGTTGGGGAGCTAAACAGGCGGGACTTACCTTGAAGAATGTCAGAGACAAGCTCATTGTTGTCTCTGATTTTATCATAGAGAGAGGTGACCTCTTGGAATTTGTATGGTATCGTTATGGCGTGACTGTCGATGAATTCATCACTCTTTTTGAATCCATCGTGCTAGATACGTCTTTTGACGATACCGACTCTCCTTTAGTCGAACTGCTTGCCAAGGACTTTGTCTGAAGATTGGGCCCCGGATTTGGTCACCAGGGGCCGCCAAAC